CTCGTAGAGGCACGGAGATGCACTATGTTCTTGAAAACTACATAGATGGGCGTGGATACCTAAATCTCTCTCCTGAAGGGGCTCAGGCAAGAATGATGGCTCACGAGATTATTTGTAATTTAGAATCATTACAAACTGTATGGGGAAATGAAGTAAGTTTATCTTATGAAGATAGATGGGCAGGATCAACCGATGTAGTAGGAGTTTATGAAGATAAACCAACTATCATAGACTTTAAACAATCTAATAAATTAAAACGTGAAGAATTTGTTGAAGACTATTATTATCAAATAGCAGCATATTCACTAGCCCATAAAAAACAATATGGTCCCATAGAACAAGGTCTTATTTGTGTCTGTACAAAAGATGTTGTTTATCAAGAATTTAAAATGGATAAAAGTAAACTAGAAGAATACGAAAATAAATGGTTAGAAAGAGTAGATAAATATCACAAGTCTAAAGCCATTTCTCAACTTGTTCCCCAAGAGTCTTAGCTGATAATTCAATTTTATTATCAAGATTATGTAATACCATTTCATCAATAGTATCAGTTGCTATTAAATCTATATATGTGACTTGAGAAGTTTGACCATATCTATGAGCACGATCTTCGCTTTGTTGACGGACTTCCAAGTTGTAAGAATTACTAAAATATATAACATACTTAGCAGCAGTAAGGGTAAGACCATAACCACCAACAGTAGGATTCCCAACGAGGAAACGACATCGGTCATCAGACTGAAAACTTTCAACAGCCTTGTTACGAACATCCACTGAATCTTTTCCGTATATCGAAACCACTGAATCTTTTCCATATACCTCTCCCAATTTTTTTTTAATCATTTCTATATTGTGTACATAATTAGCCCATATGATACACTTGTCTTCACTCTCCTCCAATATGCTCATTAATTCTTTTAATTTAGCGTTTGTTTTAAAATCTACTATTTTGCTATCATTTGTTTTGATAAAACCATTGGCTACTTGTTGTAATTTTAGTAACTCAGTAAGTTTATTATTATAAGATACCTCATCATCTCTAAGTATTATCAAAGCATTAGCCTTTAATTGTTCATAAGCTTTTCTTTGTTCTTCAGGTAATTCAATCATTCTTTGAACATATTGTTTTGGTGGTAAATCTAAACAATCTTTTTTTCTAACTCTAAATGAAAAATTTTTTAATTTGTACTCAAGCTCTTCTAAATTAACGTAATATTTAGGTATTTGTATATTATATCCCCCTCTTTCAATACTATACATGACTGCATATCTTGATTTAAAAACAGTATAATTTTCATATCCAAGTAATTTTTTATCTAAAAAAGCACACTGAGAAAACAAATCTAATGGAGATTTTGTTATAGGAGAACCAGTAAGAATCCTTTTATACTTTGCTAATTTACCTAATTTAATTATTGCTTTTGTTCTTGAAGCTTTGAGATTTTTAATAGATGTACTTTCATCTAATATTACCATGCTTTTCATACCATATTTTAATAGTTTATAGTCTAGCCATTTTTTACCTGATGCATGAGATAATGCCTCTACATTCATTAAAACAAAAGTTAATTTACTTGTGTCTAATTTAAATGTTTTGTCTTTTGTAACTTTCCAAATATAAATATTAGTTTTTTCAGGACAATGGAAGTCTATCTCTTTTTTCCAATTTTGATATACAGAGTTAGGTGCTATAACAAAGGCAAAATCTATTTTTTTTTCTTGATATAAATAAGCAGCATTATCTATGGCAACCTTTGTTTTACCTGTACCCATTTCCATGAAGTACGCAAAATTAAGGGGTTTTGCTCCTTCTATTAATGCCTGTCTTTGGTGCTTAAAAGGATTTGTTTTATAGTTATACACAAAAGATTATTTAAATTATTTAATTGCATAAATCAAATTAATAATATATTGATTCAGGCACAAGGAGGTTCTTATGGACTTAGAAGCAGAATCTATCATAACGGTAGATACTGGCATGTCGACAGACATTGCTAAATCTTGCAATAAGTTATTGGAAACTCAGAAAAAAATATTGACGGCTGAAGAAGAACTGAAAAAGTTAAAAGAAGTCGAAACTACTCTTTCTGAGCAAACAATTCCAAACTTAATGCAACAAGCTGGTTTATCTCTGCTAAAATTAGCAGATGGTTCATCTGTAGAAGTTAAACCATTCTATTCAGCTAGAATACCAGCGTCTAAAAGTGATGAAGCTTTTAATTGGCTTAGAGAAAATGGCCATGGAGATTTGATTAAAAATCAAGTGTCTTTGGAATTTGGAATGAAACAAGACAATGAAGCTAAATCAATTATAGAAGAGCTGAAAGCGAAAGGTCTACCAGTAAAACAGAAAACAACCGTACACCCAAGTAGTTTAAGAGGATTTGTTAGAGAACAAATTCAAGACTTAGGTAAGGATGTTCCTGCAGAACTGTTTGGAACCTACGTTGCAAATAAAACTAAAATAACCACGAAGGAATAATCATGATCACTAAAGAAAAAGCGATGACGACTAAAAAAGATAACCTTCCAACTGCAATTAATTTAGAGCAGATGGCAGGTCAGGGTCAAGAGTTTGTAACAGCTCGAGATCAAAAATTACCAATTCTAAAAATACTTTATGCTAACTCTCCTGTATTGGATGAGACAGATGGAAAGTATGTTGAGACTGCTAAGCAAGGAGACATATGGAGTGAAACATCAGGTAAGGTTTGGAAAGGTAAACAAGGTGTAATAGTAGTGCCTTGTCTTTACATAAATACTTTTAATGAATGGAAGGACAAAGGAGACAGTCCAGGTCGACCAGTAAACATACATACTGATCCTGCTATCATGTCTGAAACAACTAGAGGTGCCGACAACAAAGACCGTTTAAAAAATGGAAACTATGTTGAAGATACAGGTAATCATTTTGTTTATATTTTGGATGAAAATTATAATCCAATGGAACAAGCTTTAATTACTATGAAATCGACTCAAAAGAAAAAGTCGAAGACATGGAATTCTATGATTATGTCTAGAAGGACACAAGGTAAGAATGGTATGTTTAATCCACCGTCTTGGTCTACTGCATACAAACTAACAACTACTAAAGAATCAAATTCACAAAATTCTTGGTATGGTTGGGTTGTAGATTTTGATAAGTTTTTAAATACACAAGAAAATTTAAAAACACTTGAGACTACTCAAGCATTTTATCAAAGTGCAATGAAGAGTGATATTTTTGGCAAAGTAAATTTTGCTGATGAAAATCAAGCTGCAGGAAACAATAACAACGAAGAGAAAACTGGCGTTCCATTTTAATATTTTTTATGGAGGAGCAACTCTTAAAAATATTTGAGGGAAATTCTGAACTGTTCATCACTACCTCTCTTACCGGAGAGGTAGATGAACGGGGAAAGACTGTTGGCCAAACAATCACGGTTCACGAACCTGTGACTCTCAAAATTTGGAAAGAACACTTAGACGGTAAAAAACGTATAGGTATAAAACCTGAAAAAGACGACAAATGTAAATGGGGATGTATTGATATAGACCCACAAAGTTACAAAGATTATTCACAAAAAAAAGTTATAGATATTCTCAAAGACAACCAATTGCCATTAGTACCAGTAAGATCAAAGTCAGGGGGTTTACATTTATTTTTATTTTTAAACGATTGGTATCCAGTGAAGGATGTTTTAAAAAAATTAAATGAGTGGAATAAAAATTTCTTTCAAGCATTAGAAGTATTTCCTATGAATAAATGTATGAACATGCCATATTTTAATATGGATGCCACCACAGAATTTGCTTATAACGAATCAAACACACCTGTTTTAATTGGTAAATTTATTGAAATTATAAAAAATAAAACTCTCTCTTTAGAACAATTACAAACTATAAAAGTAAAAGAATATGAACCTGAAGAGGATTGGAAACATTACCCTCCATGTGTTCAGAAAATGATTATGGATAAATGGTCAGGAAACCATAGAAATGATTTGCTTTACAATGTCGGTGTTTTAGAAATGAAAAAGTCTGATGGAAAAGTAAGTATTGAAGAAATGCGACAGATACTTTTAAAAAGAAATCAAGAAATTTTTGTAACACCTATGGACTCTAGAGAGGTAGAAAATTCTGTAGCTAAATCTGTAATTAAAAAAGATTACAATTATAAGTGTCCTCCAAAATTAGGTGCAATCACTCCTATATGTAATAAAGATTTATGTAAGTTTAGAAAGCTAGGTATTGGCTCTCAAGTTCCTGATTTGATAGATGATTTTGAAGAAATAGAATTTATAAGAAGTACTAAGTCTATTGAATACTCATTTTCATTTCAAGGCGAAAAAATTATTATTGGTCCTGAAGATATGAAAGATGAAAAATCTTTTAGGGTTAGATTACTTAGATATGGTATCTATTGGATAACTTTACCTAGACCAAGAACAGGTCCATCTCCATTTGAAATGCTCATGTCAACCATTGTAAAAAAAGCAGTTGAAAATGAAAAGATGAAATTTGAAGATACACTTGGAGAAGAGAAATATAATTTTCTTAAAAAATTCTTTGAAAGCCATATTGAAGAAGATGACTTTGATAAGTTGCAAGATAATTATGTTGTCTTAGATTCTAAAACAAATGTGTGTTATTTTAAAAAAATTACTTTTGAAAAATTTTTAGGTAATGATAAAACATTCAAAAGTGCATCAGAGGCCATGCATTTATTAGGTTGTGAAAGAATAGATTATCATGAAGGTGTTAAAAATGTATGGTCTGTAGAGATGCCAAAGTTTGTGGACTATAAAAAGACAGAAAAAAAAGTAAGTAAAAAAACAGTATCGGAGATGGATGACGAATTCCACACAGGAAAGTTTAGAACTTAAAATACTAAAAGAACTTTATCATAAAACAATAAAAATCTTTGGTCCACCTGGTACTGGAAAAACATATACTTTAATAGAAAAAGTTTTAAAAGGTTATTTAAGAAAAGGCATAAGGCCAAATGAAATAGCATACTTATCTTTTACAAACAAAGCAGTAAACACAGCTGTCTCAAGAGCATTAGAATCTTTTCCACAATATAACACAGATGATTTTTCAAGATTTAAAACATTACATACTTATTGTCGAAGATACTTCCCTGAAGAAGTATTTGATCCTAAAGATTGCACAATTGATTTTGCTTTACAAACTAAAGTAATTAAAACAAGTGATAAGAGATTAGCAGATGATAATTTTATGTATAAAGATTGGTCACTTGGTGTTTATAGTAAAGCAAGAAATTTATTAATAAGTCCTGAAGAAGCTTACAAACAAGAGAGTTATAAAAGAGATTCACTCACTGTTTTTCTAAGAAAGATTAGCACTTATGAACATTATAAGACCGGTGGTGGAGAAAGATCATTTATAGATTTTGATGATATGATTGAAAGAGCGATAAAAGAAATAGACTTTCCCTCGTTAAAAGTTTTAATATTAGACGAAGCACAAGATTGTACACCATTACAATGGTCAGTTATTTATAAGATGGCACCTAAAGTTAAAAGAATATACCTAGCAGGAGATGATGATCAAGCAATATACAAATGGAATGGAGCAGACCCAAAATATTTTACTAAATTTTTTCCGGGTAGAAAAGTTAAGTTGAGAAGAACAAGAAGATTTGGAGAGGCTATCCATAGTTTCTCACAAATAATTAGAAGAGGTATAAGCGATAGTGAAGAGAAAGAATATTTACCTGGTGGTAAAGATGGATATGTTAAAGCTTACTTATCATTCAAAGAAATTCCTTTTGAAAAATTTAAGGAGGATTGGTACATATTAGGTAGAATAAATGAGACTGTTAATGAATTAAGAATGTTGGCTAAGGATGCAGGGCTCTACTATAAAGATAATAAGGGGACTAAATGTTTTGATCAAAAACAATGGGAATCTATTAAAGCTTGGACTGCAATTACTAAAAATAAAAAAATAGATAAAAAGGCAGCTCGTAATATGTATAAACATATAAGAGAACTAGAAGATCCTGCCTATAGATTAGATAAATTTTGGAGAGCACAACCTGATTTTAAGGAATATAATTTTCAAGATTTAAAAGAATGGTGTGGTCTTAGTTTAGAGGATAATCAAAAAACTAAACCTTGGTATTGGATATTAAGAAGAAACTTTAAACCTAAACAAGTTAGACATTTTATAAGATTACTTAGAAGATATGGCCAGAAAGAATTAGATAAGGATCCATTAATAACTATAGATACAATACACTCTGTTAAAGGTGGAGAAGCGAATCATGTAGTATTATATGGTAAAGGTAATTACCCATCTGATTATAAAAATAAAAATAAAAATGATAAAAGCGATGAACGTAAGGTTTGGTATACTGGTGCAACAAGAGCAAGAAAAACTTTACATTTGTTGAGATCTAGCTATAAGTTTAATTATCCTATTGGACAAGATTATTTAATTTATGTACAGGAGAAAAATGACAAGTAAAGATATGTTTGACGAAGTATTTCCTGAAGGTAAACAAGTTGGAGGATCACATTATAAAGAGTTTGTTATTCAACCTTGGACTTTCATCAGAAAAAATAATTTAAACCCATTACAAGCTAATATAATAAAATATATTTGTAGATATTTATTGAAAGGTAATCCTTTACAGGATTTAGAAAAGATAAAACATTATTGTGATCTTGAAATACAATATCTCAAAGATAGAAAAGATGGTCGAAAAAATAAAAATTAAATGCAAGTTTTGTGAAAAAAAAGCAGTTATTATTGAAAACAATATCTACTATTGTGGTCCTTGTGCTGTTAAAAATTTTATTACAGGGGTGCACAAGAGATTGGGATCTAAACCCTGCAACAACTATAGTGAGAGCCATAATAAAGGTAGATAAAAAATAATGAGTAATGGATTACAATTGACACTTACATTTAAAAAATCGATGTGGAATACCCCAAGTGAATATAAAGATTTATCTCAATATAAAGAAATAGCAATTGACCTTGAAACTAGAGACGATGGTATTAATGAAAAATTAGGAGCAGGTTGGGCTTTAGGTAAGGGAGAGATTGTTGGTTTTGCAGTAGCAGTGGAGGGTTGGAAGGGTTATTTCCCATTTGGTCATCTTGGTGGTGGTAACATGATTCCAGAACAAGTTAAAAAATATATGAAAGATATATGTGCCCTACCATGCACTAAAATATTTCATAATGCTCAATACGATGTAGGTTGGTTAGAAGCATCAGGTATACCGGTTCACGGACCTATCGTGGATACAATGATAGCAGCTGCACTCATTGATGAAAATAGATATTCGTATTCTTTAAATGCTTTGTCAGTAGATTATTTAAATGAAATAAAAGCAGAGACAGAATTAAGAGAAGCTGCAGCAGCACATGGTATAGATCCAAAAGCTGAGATGTGGAAACTACCAGCAGAACATGTTGGTTACTATGCAGAACAAGATGCAGAACTTACATTAAAACTTTGGCAAAGATTTAAACAAGAAATAGCAACACAAAGTCTAACTACTGTTTTTGAAATGGAGCAGCAACTGCTTCCGATCCTAATAAAAATGCGTCAACGAGGTGTGAGAGTGCAAGTGGAAAAAGCTGAAGCACTACAAAAAGAAATGAAGAACCAAGAAAAAGAAATATTACAGGCCATAAAAAAAGAATCAGGAATAGAAGTAGACATTTGGGCATCACGCCAGATTGCCAAAGCCTTTGACAAATTGAAGTTAGACTACCCACGTACCGAAAAAACAAAAGAACCTTCCTTTACACAAAATTGGTTGATTAATAATAAAAACAAAATAGCACAACTTATTGTAAGTGCAAGAGAGATTAATAAATTTCATGGAACTTTTTTATCTTCTATAATGAAGTATCAAGTCAACGGAAGAATTCATGGAGAGATAAATCAGTTAAGAGGAGATAATGGTGGAACTGTTTCAGGTAGATTATCAATGTCTAATCCTAATCTACAACAAGTCCCTGCTAGAAACAAAGACTTTGGACCTAAAATAAGAAGCTTGTTTATACCAGAAGAGGGCTACAAATGGGGAAGTTTTGATTATTCTCAACAAGAGCCAAGAATGACAGTGCATTATGCAGCCTCAATTGGAGAGGGTTATGAGGGCTCTAATGAACTTGTTCAAGCCTATCAAAACAGTGAGGCAGATTTTCATCAAACCGTTGCAGACCTTGTAGGTATTGAGAGAACACAAGCCAAAACAATTGGTTTAGGTTTAATGTATGGTATGGGTAAACAAAAATTAGCTATATCACTAGGTGTTTCAAAAGATGAAGCAAATGAATTAATTATTAAATACAACAAAAAGGTACCTTTTGTAAAAAAATTATCAGATAGATGTAAATTTGCAGCCGATGAGAAGGGTGTAATTAGAACTAAAAAAGGTAGAAAATGTAGATTTGATATGTGGGAGACTAGAGATTTTGGTTTACATGTAGCAGAAAAATATGAAGATGCAGTCGCTAAATATGGAAAAGACAACATAAAAAGAGCATATACTTACAAGGCCTTGAACAGATTAATACAAGGATCTTCAGCTGATCAAACTAAACAATCCATGCTTGATTGTTACAATGCAGGTCACTTACCAATGTTACAAATACATGATGAGTTATGCTTCAATATTAAGGATGAAAAACATGCTAAGGAAATACAAAGTATAATGCAAAATGCTATTAAATTTAAAGTTCCAAGTGTAGTTGATTTTGGATTAGGAAGTAGTTGGGGAGATGCTAAATAAAAATTTACCACACAAAAATCAAGATTTAATTGGGTATGCTGCAGGTTTATTTGATGGAGAAGGTAATATTAATTATGCACAATACAGATGTAAAAAATCAAATGGAAAAATATATTTGAAATGGAATATTTCTATGGAGATAGCAATGACAGATCTAGAATGTATAAAAAATTTTTATGATATTGTTAAAGTTGGATCTATTCATTTTAAAGGTATTGGTAAAGGATCTATGGGTAAAAAAGATCAATGGAGATGGAGATGTTCTCATCAAAAAGCTTTATCATTAGCCAAATTGTTTTTACCTTATTCTGTTAGTAAGAGAGAAAAGTTATATAAGATTATAAACCATTATGAGTTTAAAAAGCCGACAGATGCCCTAAGCAAAAAGTTTCCTTTTTTAAAAATTAAGAAAAATTAACCAGCAGCAGCTAAATTTTCTTGTACATCTTGATATTTGATCTCATTTCTTTTTGATCTAATATCTCTTTCTGTTTTAAGCATTTCAACTGTACATAGACCGTGATCTAAAAAATCAGTTGACCACTTATTTTCAAGTTGTTTTAATTCTTTTAACAACTTTATTTTTTCAGGACTCATCATAGTTCCTCATAAGTTATGTGAACCCGCTTATTAAAGTTAAAACCATTTTCGGTTACTTTAACCTCGCCTTGGTCCACTTTTTCTGACACCTTTAAAATCGCAGCAGTGCTTGTGGCAGCATCAACTATTGTGTCTATTTGCTGTCCTCCCATACAAGCCTTAATACGATAAGCCGTCATAAGATATTATAAGATATTTGAAATGATTCGTCAACATTATAACCCTCAGCCTCAATGGCCATACAATGTACCTCATAATAGTCCATAAAGCCCCCTAATTCTTCGATTTTAGCTTTATACTGCCTACCTACCTCTAAAGCTTTATCTCTACATACTGAGCCATCTGATAAATTATCTACCAGATATTGTGTGCACTGAGTTCCTGTATCATGAAAGTTCCAACAAAAGCTGCCTAATAAAATAAATTTTAATATCATATTGTTTTTATTGGATTACAAGCAAACTTTGTATAGATTTTATAATCATTTATTCTATCGATACCAAGTTCCTCAATTTTTTCAATAGATTTTTTATATCCTACTATTTGACACGTGTATAAATCATCAAAAACCTTATCTAACGTATAAGGTGTAACGCAGGAATTATCTAACAAAGAACAAAAAGTAATAGTTAAAAAATATTTCATAATTAGTTTGACTTTACTTTTTATCCCATATATTTAAGAGTTCATGAAAAACAAAAAGAGTAAAAGTCTTATATTAAATAATATCATTTCTGAAGTCGATGAACAATTGGGGCTAATCCCCTCACATGACTTTGATGGTAGTCCAATTGAAGATTCATTACATATGGATATGTATGTAGATTCTATCGCAGCTATACATTTTAAAGATAGTTTAGGTAGAAGACATTATCCATTTAATAAAACTGTTGCGACATATTTAGTAGAAGATGAATTAGAGTGTCGATTAAATGAACCAACACAGGAGGATAAAAATGTCAAATAATGTACACCCACCAGTAGGAGAACAACCTGAAGGTAATTTAGATGCCTTGGGTAAACTTGAAAATGCAATGAAAAATTTATTTGCAAACATGGATAGATTACAAGAAAATCTTAAAAAGCTTACTGAAGAGAACGAAAGACTAAAAGAGTTGTTAAATATTACAACTACAGAAGAGCCATTGATATTAACAAAAGACATGGAGGTTAAAGATGGACATCAATAAATGGAAGTCAGTAGCTATAAAAAAAGAAGATTACTTATTATTAAAAGGTCTTTGTAAAGATAAATTCAGAGCACCTGGAGCTATGATTTCAAAAATTTTAAGTGATTATATAGATCATCAAGCTAGGAAACTTAGAATTCCTAATGCATCATATAGAACAAAACTCATAAATGGGGGTTCAGATGGATCCAAAAAAAATAAAAGCTAAAGAATTTTTTACCATAGAATTAGATCATGAGTTAAACAACGTAACTTTATACGTTAATGGAGAACTTAGAAATAAAATTCATAGTATAAAAGCTGAGTCTTTGTTTGATCGAATGTTAAAAATAGCTAAACAAAAGTTTCTCAAAATGAGAGATAGGGTTGAACAGTAAACTAAAAGTATTGGATTTATTTAGTGGTATTGGAGGCTTTAGTTTAGGCCTTCATTCCACTGGTATATTTGATACAGTAAAGTTTGTAGAATTTGATAAATTTTGTCAGAAAGTTTTACGAAAAAATTTTCCTGATGT